GCGCCGCGCCACTCAATCCCGCCTTCGCGCAGGGCAGTTTCAGCGCCAAGACGGACTTCGACGTGTTTGCGGCGTGATGCCGATCGACTACTCTACCTATCCGCCGGACTGGAAACTGCGCAGCCGGTTCGTGCGCTTCTACAGGGCGCGCAATCGCTGCGAGTGGTGTGGTGCCGAGAACGGTAAATCGCATCCACTGACCGGCAGCCGCGTCGTGCTCACGGTCGCGCACGTCTACGATATGACGCACGCGAACGCGAGTCTCTTGAACCTCGCCGCGCTCTGCCAGCGCTGCCACCTGAATCATGACCGAGCGCACCACATGGAAAATGCCTGGAAAACACGCCGGCTGAAAAAGGCGAATGGCGAACTCTTTTGACGCGGAAGCCCTCAACGCCGCCCTCCCCCGCCCGGCGGATACCTGGATCGTTCCCTTCGCCGATTACCACTTGATCATCGTCGGCGAGCCGCACCAGGCGCTCATGGAACAGGTGCGCCACGGCCCCGCATTCACGCTGATCCACGAAGGGCGGATCGCCGCGTTGTGGGGACTCGTCCTCCTTTGGCCGCACGTGGCCGAGGCGTGGATGATCGCGACCCCGCAGTTGAAGCCGATCGCCATCCCCTTCACCTACGGCGCGCGGCGCTTCTGCGCTATCGCCGCGCAATCACTCGACTTGCATCGGATGCAGATTCACGTGCAAACTTCAAACGCTGTGTTTCTGCGCTGGGCAGTTGCGGCGCGCTTTCGCCCCGAAGCAGTGCTGAAACGCTATACCTCGACCGGCGAGGACGTTTACGTGATGGCGAGATTTTTCAAGGAGCAGCCATGAAAGAAATCGGCAAGGTACTTGACCCGCTCGGAGGCACGATGAAAGTGGCCGGCCCCATGTTGGGCGAGGGCGGATCCGCTCCAAAAGGGGCTGGCGATCAGCCGATCCTGGCACGGCAGGAATCAGAAGCCGATGTCGAGCGCCGCCGCCTGCTGGCTGAGCAGCAGGCCCGCCAGCGCGCGGCGCGCCGCGGCGGCTACCGGGCGCTGCTTTCCCAACAGCGTCTTTCTCCCGAGACCGGCCTGCAGACGACTTTGGGCGTCGCCTAACCCGTGGCCGAGGCGAAGAAAAGAACGGGAAAACTCTCCCCCAAGGAGATCCGCGCCCGCTTCGACAAGTGCGACAAGAAGTGGGAGGAAACCCGCGCATTGGTCGAGCTCTGCTACACCTTCGCCTGCCCGCAGCGAAACCTGTTCGATGGGCAGTACGAGGGCGGCACCCAAGGCGGCGGCAAGATGAATCTCGTGTTCGACTCGACCGCGATCTCCTCGCTTGACCGCTTCGCCAACCGCATCCAGGCCAATGTCTTTCCGCCGCAGGGCGAATGGTGTCGGCAGGAAACCGGGACCGACATCCCGGAGGGCGCGCGGGAGAAAACGCAGAAAGTCCTCGAAGCCTTCAACAAACGCATGTTCGCCGTCATGCGCTCCTCCAACTTCGACATCGCGATGGGCGAATTCCTGCATGACTTGGGCATTGGCACCGCCCACATGATCGTGCAGGCGGGCGACGCGGTGAATCCGGTCAATTACACCGCCGTGCCGCCGTACCTCGTGCGCTTCGAGGAGGATGAATTCGGCAAGCCTTGCAATCACTTCCGCAAGATGAAAGTGAAAGCCGAGCTGATCGAGACCATGTGGAAGGGCGCGGACCTCGACAATGACTTGACAACCGCCGTCAAGGACAAGCCCTACGATGAAGTCGATCTGCTGGAAGCCTCACTCCGTGACCGCGAAACCGGACGCTACCACTATCACGTGCTCTACAAGGAGCATGAGGTTTTCTACAAGGCGAAGCGCTACTCGAACTGGTTGACGGCGCGTTACTCGAAATTGCCCGGCGAGACGATGGGCCGCGGGCCGGTGATTTCCGCGCTCCCCGATATTCGCACCTTGAACAAAGTCAAGGAACTGGTGCTGAAGAACGCCGCGCTTGCGGTCTCCGGCGTATACACAGGGCGCGACGACGGCGTGTTGAATCCCAACAACGTCAAGATCACGCCGGGAATGGTGATCGGAGTCCACGCCAATGCCGGCCCGCAGGGACCGTCACTGCAGGCGTTGAAATCCGGCGCTGATTTCAACGTCGCGCAGTTGATCGTGAACGACCTCGTGATGTCCATCAAGCGCATCCTGCTCGATGAATCACTGCCGCCGGATACCGCGAGCGCCCGCTCCGCGACCGAGATCATCGAGCGCATGAAGGAACTCGCGCAAAATCTGGGCTCGGCCTTCGGGCGCCTGATCGACGAGGTGATGATCCCGCTGGTGGAAATCACGATGTACGTGCTGGACGAGGCCGGAGTGGTGGACTTCCCGCTGCGGATCAACGGGCGCGAGGTCAAGGTGACGCCGGTCGCGCCCCTTGCGATGGCGCAGCACCTGGATGAAGTTGAGACGATCGTGAATTACACGATGATGATGGGCCAGTTATTCGGGCCTGAAGGCCAGGTCGCAGTCAACGAATCGGTGGCGATCGACTACGTTGGCGACCGGTTGGGCGTACCGCTCTCCATTCGCCGCAATGCGACCGAGCGCGCCGGCAAGGTCGAAGAACTCCAGGCGCAGATCGCCGCCGCCGCGCAAGCCGCTGGCGCCGCACAGGCGCAACAAGCAGGCGCGGCAAAGCAACCAGCACCAATGCCGATGGCGGCGTGATGCCTTCAAAAAGCGCCAAGCAGGCGAGAACGATGCGGGGTGCAGCGCATGATCCAGCGTATGCAAAGAAGATGGGAATCCCGCAATCGGTCGCACGTGAGTACGTCGCGGCTGACAAGCACAAAGCGAAGAAGCGCGGAAAACGCCACATGATGAGGGATGCGAAAGCATGAGATTTGATGATCCACAAATGCTGCGAGTTTGGAGAACATGGATTCAAATGCGCTATAGATGTCGCAGCGTAAAAAAATACTCCGGCATCACTGTTTGCGACTCATGGAACAACAGATCCGATGGCTTTGCCAATTTCCTGAGAGATATGGGAATTCCTGACAACGGAAAAAGCATGGATCGAATTGACGGATCGAAAGGCTATTCTCCAGACAATTGCCGATGGGCAACCGTAACGATTCAAAATAGAAATAGGCGTACCATCAAGTTATCAGAAACAATCGTCTTTCACGCCAGAAGATTATATGCAATGGGAATCTCTGGTCGAAGATTGGCGAGGATTCTAGGTGTTTCTCCTGAGACAATGCGCGATGCACTCATCATGAAAACATGGAAAACGAATGGGCTGGGATGATCTCGACGAAGTAAAGCTGCCGCCGGTCGGTGATATCGACCTGACGGATAAGTTGTTCATGGAAGCGCTGAATACTCCAGCGGGAAAGCGCTTGCTTGCCTACTGGAAACGCACTTATCTCGATAAGCCGGTGTGCGAAGTGGGCGCCGGCTCGGATGCCGGTTTTCACCGCGAAGGGCAAAACTACGTCGTGCGCGAAGCGCTGACGCGAATGGACCGCGCACTCAAACCGAAAGGAGCGAAATAATGGTCGAAGCCGCAGCAGTAGTCACAGATGCCGTACCGAATCCAGATGCAAAAGGCTTGATCGACGACGCCAAGCCTGTCACGGATGCGCCGAAGCCGGAAGATCAGGATGGCGTTGCCGGCGCGCACTTGGTCAAAGACACGACTGCGGATGCGCAGGCCGCCGAACTCGCCAAGCGCGAGCGCCCCGCCTACCTGCCGGAGAAGTTTTGGGATGCCGAGAAGAAAGAAGCGCGGCTCGATGTCATGTCGAAATCCTATTCCGAACTCGAAAAGAACTTCAAGCTCGGCAAGCACAAGGCTCCCACCGACGGCAAGTATTCGATGGACGTTTTTGCCGACAAGATTCCAGAGAATGATCCGCTGCGCACGGCCTACATCGCTTGGGCGACGAAGTATGGGCTATCCCAGGGCGCATTCGACGAGTTGGCCGGGCAGGTATCCGAACTCTCAGCCGCCAGCGAGAAGGAATTTCAAGTTTCCTACAAGGCCGAGCGCGAAGCTCTCGGCGCGAATGCGGATGCCATCATCAACTCGATGACCGATTGGGCGCGCGGGTTTGTCAGGTCCGGCGTCTGGTCAACCGAAGACTTCGAGGAGTTCAAGGTGATGGGCGGCACCGCCGCTGGCATGCGGGCTCTGATGCGGATGCGGGAAAGTTACGAGGGTCGCATTCCCATCGATCACACGACACCCTCCGCTGACCGGCCGACGCGGGAGGAACTCGATTCGATGGTCGGCGACAAGCGCTACCTGAAAGATCCGGCATTCAGGGCGAAAGTCACTGCAGGCTTCGAGAAATTGTACGGCACCGGAGTCGTCCCGTAGCAAGTTCAAACGGGGGGATTGCATATCGTGAAATTGTGGATTACAGTGCGGGCAGGCTAACCGTTCGCAAGGACGGCCCTGAACAACGCTACAGCGTTCGGGTGGCGCTCGTAAGGCGCAAGTACCGGCCCCGGCCTATTGGCACCGGGTCAACCGTGGCGAGAAGAAGTCTTTTTCTCAACGGATTGAAAGAGGTGCCACATGGCAATTCAACTCTCGACCGCCTACATCGCGCAGTTCGATGCGGAGGTCAAACAGGCATACCAGGGCACGTCGGTACTGCGCGGAACAGTGCGTACGCGAACCGGTGTCGTGGGTTCCACCCATCGCTTCCCCAAGATCGGCAAGGGCGCGGCGCAGCCGCACGTTCCGCAGTCCGATGTCACGCCGATCGGCGCCAGCTACAGCACGGCGACCGCAACGCTCTCCGATTGGGATGCGCCGGAATACTCGGACATCTTCATGCAGCAGAAGGTGAATTTCGACGAGCGCCGGGAACTGGTGCAGGTGGTGGGCAACGCGATCGGCCGCAGGTTCGACCAGCTCATCATCAACGCGATGGTCGCGGCCTCGAGCCCGGAAACCGTCAGCAATGACATCGGCGGAACGGACTCCAACCTCAACGTCACGAAGCTGATCGAGGCGAAGCGGCTGCTCGACAAGAACAACGTGCCCCCGGGCGACCGCTACATTTTGTGCCATGCGAACAACTTGGCCGGGATGCTCGCCGAAACCCAGGTCACATCCGCCGACTTCAACTCGGTCAAGGCGCTGGTGCAGGGCGAACTCAACACGTTCCTCGGCTTCAAGTTCATGACCATCGGCGACCGCGACGAGGGCGGGCTTCCGCTCGCAACCAACGATCGCAGCGTGTTCGCGTGGCACCGCCAAGCGATGGGCATGGCGGAAGGCATCGCGCCGCGCACCGCGATCGACTGGATCCCGCAGAAAGTATCGTTCCTCGTGAACGCGGTTTTCTCAGCGGGCGCAGTCACGATCGACGACGAAGGTGTGGTCGTCATCACCTGCGACGAAGCGTAACCCTTAACCGCCAAGGAGATTCAACATGGCATTTGACATCGACAATCTGCAGCGAATCGGCGGCAGCGTGAAGGGCCAAACCACGAATTTCGGAGCCCCCACGATCTGGAGTTACAAGACGAATGATGCGGTCTCAGCGGTGGACGCGGCCGGCTATTTCGACAATGGCGCGACCACCAACACGGGGGCTCGCAACCTCCTGTCAATCGGAGACTTCATCTTCGTCCACGGCACGCAGGACACGGTCCCAACCTTCGGGTTGCTGGCCGTGAACGCGAACGCGAGCGGCATCGTCGACACCACGAACACGCTGCTCGGCACCACGATCGATTCCGACTAGGAATTGATCGGATGGCGGCGCTCTACAAGGAGCGCCACGAGGGGGCGGCCCTGGTGGTGGGGTACGCCCCCTCGGTGCGGTTAGATGTGACCGCGGCGCAACTGCTTCGTCCCGGAGCGGTGCTCCTGGGCGTCAAGTATGCGGCGGTGCTGTATCAGGAGATCGAGCACGTGTGGACGCAGCATACCGAGCAAGCTCCAGACATCCGGGTGCGCGCCGGCCGCAAAATCTCTATTCACGGCCGGCCTTCTCGTCTGCAGCATCGCCGCTCGACTTGGGTGATTCCCGGTAAGACCTCCGATCTCGATTACGCCTGGCCTAGCCTGTCATGGGTCTATGGCGGCAGCGGCTTCTGCGCCGGTCTGTGGGCGCGTCACGGCATGGGCTTTTCCGAGGTCATCCTTTGCGGAATCCCGATGGATACTGGCGGCTACGCACCCGAGATCGCTCAATTCAAGGTGCCGCGCGGTGATGGCGGCAAGTCGTTCGTGGACGCGCCCGCGCTTGCTCGCTGGCGCAACCTTGTATCGGAATTCTTAAAAGACGGGCGCGCGGCGGGCATCACCAGCATGAGCGGGTGGACGAGATCCGCCTTGGGGGCACCATGCTAACGGTATCTTGCGTCCTGAGAAGTGGCGGAATCTATGACGCAGAGTGGGTCAAGAAACTCCGTGATGGAGTCGCCAGGAATCTGAAAGTCGATCACCGTTTCGTTTGCTATAGCGATACCGACGTTCCTTGTGAGCGCATCCCGTTGCGCCACAACTGGCCGGGATGGTGGGCAAAAATAGAGTTGTTCGACGGTCGCGTTTCTGGCCCACATATCTACTTTGACTTGGATAATGTAGCGATGGGTGATCTCTCCCCGCTCATCGACTGCCAGCACGAATTCTCCATGCTGCGCAACTTCCACCGTCCGCAGCACGCAAGTTCATGCCTGATGTGGTTCAAGGAGTCAGCCCCGGCCGGCGTATGGGATAAGTTCATCTCTGATCCAAAGCGGTGGATGGAGTATTACGCAACCGACCGTAGCGGCGCCTATTGGGGCGATCAGGCATTCATTTGGGATGCGCTGGATCGCAAAGTCCCCCTCATGGATTTCCCGCGCACCGTCGTTGCCCATTACAAGCAGGACGTTGCCGCAAAGCATTGCCCTCCTCCGAGCGCTTCGATGGTTATCTTCAGTGGCAGCGTTAAGCCATCAATCGTGCAAGATGTTTGGCTCAAAAAGGCATGGGTATGATCTCACTCATTCTTCCGTATTGGCAACGTCAGGCTGCGGCGGATGCGGCGCTTAGTCTGCTCGCCAAACATTACGCCGATCTCTCCCTTGAAGTGATTGTCGTGGATGATGGCTCGCCCATTCCTTTCCGCGCACCAGAAAGCATGCCCTTCGCTTTGCGAGTAATCAGACTGCAACAGAAGAATGATCCAAAAGATCCATGTGTTCCAGTAAATGCTGGGGCGAATGCTGCTGCTGGCGATTATCTCGCGTTATCCTGCATCGAGATTCTGCATGTGAACCCGGTGCTGCCTGCGATGCTTGAGCAATGCATGAACGGTGATGAGAATACTTACGTGCTCGCAGCGGTGTGGGCTCCAGAGTCCAATCGCTGGCATGTTCACAGTTCTCTCGCTGATGGGCGGCCCGCCGCCAGAACCAACATTCGCATGCCCATCGGGGCGCATTACAACTTCATGGCAATGATGAGCCGTTCACTATGGGATCATTCCGGCGGTTTCGATGATGATTACCGTTCCGGTGCTGGATACGGAGATGCGGATTACATTTTGCGCTTGCAGCGCGCAGGAGCTCATTTTCATATACGCGATGACTTGGTTGTTCATCATCCTCGTGCTGGAGCGCATGCGAAATGGACGCCAGAAATGTTCGAGCGCAACCGAAAACTCTATATCAGCAAATGGGCACCGTCTTGATCGTGGGCTCCGCACCTTGTGTCAGAGCCGATTTGGAAGCAGCGCGGATGCTGCGACCAAGCGCAGAACATATTGCCGTCAAATTCTCGGTGGCGATCGTCCATGCTGCGATCGCCGTCACGCATCACGCTGAGCATGCGAGCCGCATGAAGAAGCTGCACCGCGAAATATGGGGCGATGAGGTCTATATTCACATGCCGAAGAAACTCATCAAGCCGGAATTCATGCCGTATATCGACTACATCTGGAGTGAACTTGCTGGTGTTGGAGGTACTTCATCTTGGGGTGCCGCGCGCCTCGCGAAACTCCTTGGATACGAGGAAGTAATCCTCTGCGGTTGCCCTCTGGAAAGCGCGAAGGATGGCGAGCTCTACCATGATGCCGAGATTTTCGAGGCAGCTAATCGTGTCGGGGCATCGCGCCATCGCGGGGAGCCGTGGGCGAATGAGGCGGCCGTGCGCCAATATCAACGTAAGATTTCCGACCAGGTCGATCAAGGATTGGCGACCGGAATTTATTCGATGAGCGGCTGGACCCGCGATAAATTAGGAGCGCCCAATGGCCGGTGAAACAGACATCTCGATTTGCTCATCCGCACTGATCCTGCTCGGACAACCGGCGATTGCTTCCTTCACCGAGGATTCCGATGCCGCACGCACTTGTGCGCAACTCTACGAGACGCAGAAGGCGGCATTGCTGGCCGCCTACCCGTGGGCCTTCAGCAAGAAAAAGGTGCAGTTGGCGCGTTTGGTGACGGCGCCTATCTCCGGGTGGAGTTACCAATATACGATGCCGACCGACCGGGTAGGCGAAGCATTCGCCGTGTTTTCATCAAGCGCTGTCGGTGCGCGCCCGATCCTCGAATACGACATCCAGGCGGGGCGGCTCCTCGCTGGTGCGACCGAACTCTGGCTCGACTATCAATACAACGCGGATGAAGCCGATATGCCGGCGCATTTTGTCCAGCTTCTTGTATTCGTGCTGGCATCGATCTTCGCCGAGCCGGTGACTGAAGTTACCAGCAAGAGTGCCTACTGGCATGAGATCGCTTACGGAAACCCGTCGGATAACATGCGCGGCGGCTACTTTCGCACGGCAGTCGGCATTGACGGCCGCGGACACCCGAATCAGGCAATCAATTCCGACGAGCTGATCAACGTGAGATTCGCCTGATGGCCCGGTTTGTCTCGATACAGAGTAACTTCAGCGTCGGCGAAATCGACCCGCTGGTGCGCGCTCGACTCGACCTCCAGCAGTATTACAACGCCTGTCAGCAAGGCCGCAACGTGCTGTTTCAGCCGCAGGGTGGGTTTCGTTGGCGGCCCGGAACGAAGTTCATCTTTCAGCTACCGTCAGCAGCGAATCCCGGGAGTGGCGTCAAGTGCGTCCCGTTCGAGTTCTCGGTGGATGATTCCTACATGCTGGTATTCGTGAATCTCCGCATGTACGTGTTCAAGAATAAAGCCCTCGTCACTGACATCAACGGCGTGACCGATCAGGATTATCTTGTGACGACGATTACTTCCGCCATGCTCGCCGAGATGAGCTGGACGCAATCTGGATATGGAGCCGAAGAAGATCGTGCGCGGCGTGACCGACGCCGACTGGACGATCTCAGACATCACATTTGATTCGATACCGCTCTATCAATTCACGACTACGACGATCAACGAGCCGGCGGCGACACTCACTCCTTCCGCGACCAGTGGCAATATCACACTGACTGCCAGTGCCCCCGTATTCGTAGCCGGGGATGTCGGAAAATACGTGAACGCCGAACCGGCCGGTCGCGCCCGCGTTCTCGGATTCACCAGCACGACCATTCTTTCCGCGGTAGTGGAAATTCCATTCTTTTCTACCACAGCGATTGCTTCCGGCTCCTGGGATCTGGAGGGCAATTACGAAGAAGTCTGGTCGAGTACCCGCGGCTGGCCGCGCACTTGCGTATTCCACGAAGGCCGTCTGTTCTTCGGTGGTTCCAAGTCGCGCCCCTCTACGGTGTGGGGCAGTCGCGTCGGCTTCTTCTTTGAGTTCTCACAATCGACCGGCTTTGCGGATGACGCGGTGGAGCATACCACGGGCTCTGGGCGCTTCAACGCCATCACCGACATGATCAGCGGTCGTGATCTGCAAGTGTTCACCACTGGCGGCGAATACTTTGTCCCTCAATCCGCAAGCGAACCGATCACGCCAGATAACTTCTTCATCAAGACCGCGACCCCGAATGGCTCACGCGTGGGCGTGCGCGTACAGCAACTCGAATCCGGCACGCTTTATGTCCAGCGCGAGGGCAAGGCGCTACAGGAATTCCTGTTCAACGATGTTGAGCTCGCCTACATCTCGAACAAGATCAGCCTTCTCTCCGGGCATTTCCTACTGGAGCCGAAGCGCATGGCGTTGCGCCGGGCAACTTCCACTGATGAGGGCGATCTGCTACTCATCACCAACGATTTAGACGGCACGATGGGTGCGTGGATGCTGCTGCGCTCGCAGAACGTGATCGCGCCATCGCTCTGGTCAACCGAGGGCTCGTTCATCGACGTGGCGGTGGACGTGGATACGATCTACACGGTGGTCGAGCGCCAGATCGGCTCCAACTTCGAGTATTACGTCGAGGTATTCGATCTCGATTTGAACACCGATTGCGCCTTCACCGGCGCTGCGGCATCAAGCGCTTCCGGTATTCCATATACCAGCTTGACGGTAGACCTCCTGCTTGATGGCACGGTGCAGGAGCAGCAGACGGTGGATGGTTCAGGCGTCGTCACCTTCCCGCGCGCCTCAGTGACTTCCTACGAGTTGG